TGGTAGCTCTGCGGGCTCATAGCCCGAAGGTCACTGGTTCGAGTCCAGTTCCCGCTACTAAGATTAGGCAACTGAAATAGAGTGGTTTATATTCATAAATCACTCTTTTTTTATGTCTGAATTTAGTAAAAAACTGCGAAACGAATACGCTAACGAATACGGAAACGAATACGCTAACGAATACGGAAACGAATACGCTATGAAAAACAAAGGTTTCTTCACTAAACCCAGAATCTACGATGCTAATGGAGATATTTCCAAACGTTGGTACGTGTACTTCTCATATCTAAATCCTAAGACAAATAAAATGGAACGTCAAGCTCCACTTTACTATGGTATGAACCGACATAAAGATGCTTCAGTACGCCGTGCAGCTGCTAAACAACTACGTGATATGGTAGAAGATGTGTTGAAAAACGGATACAGTCCTTACGAGGAAGGGTATGAAGAAGAAAATGTGGTCACCATTGAAAAAGCCTTAGAGTTAGGCTTGGAGAACGCTCAAGCGACAATGAAAGAGACCTCTTTCAAAGACCACAAGTACCGACTACTTAACTTTCAAAAATGGTTGTACGAGAACGGTTTTAAAGGGCGTGTCTTCTCTGTGATTACTAAGCGTACAGTACTCAACTTTCTCAATAGTGTACTGCAACGCACCAGTCCTAAGAACCGCAATAATTTCCGCGCAAGTATCTCTATTCTGTTTACATTCTTAGAAGAAAACGAATATATCACCGATAATTTTGTGAGCAAAATACCTGTGCTCAAAGCAAAGCCCGAACGCAATAAAACCTACACCCAAGCACAAGAAGAAGAACTCTTTAGATATTTAGAAACCCACGACAAGCAACTGCTACTGATGATTAAGTTCGTAAGTTACAACTTCCTACGCCCTATCGAGGTATGTAGATTGCAGATAAAAGACATTAATTTTGAAGAACGCCAGCTGGTAGTAAATGCTAAAAACCAACTACAAAAAACAAAAATCATACCCGAACTCCTCTTTAAAGAAATAGAACACCTCAAAGGTACAAATCCTAATTACTTTTTATTTGCACCCCAAGGCGTGGGAAGTTGGGAAACAAATGAGTCTAACAAGCGTGACTATTGGAGCAAGCGGTTTAAAAGAGTAAAAGAAGTGTTTGGTATGGGTAGCGAATACGGCATTTACTCTTTCCGACACACCTTTATCACCAAGCTATATCGAGAGTTACGGAAAAAGCTCACACCTCACGAGACTAAAAGCCAACTGATGCTTATAACGGGACACACTACCTTTACCGCTCTCGATAAGTACCTGCGTGATATTGACGCTGAACTACCTGCCGACTATTCAGACCTTATCCTCCAAGCCTCGCGCTAAGTAGGTTACTATCTCCTCACCGCGCACTTGTGCAATCTCAGTGGCTAAGTATTCTACCGCACAACTGTTGTCCACTACCCTCTGAATGAATGGACGCTTAGGTTGCCCCTTGCGATAGCTATGAGCATTCACACGGTACTTCGTTTCTTTCGGTCTATGGCGCGTGCGCTCGTGTGCCTTGCGCAACCTGCCCTGCTCAATACCATAATGATATACGAAGCCGTGTTTGCCCATCACAATAGCAATACCTCTGAGATATTGCTGTTTTGTGCCGTCAATACGTTTAGAAGTGCGAAAACGGGGTTTAGCTTGGGCGTTCTGTAGAGCGTTCTTATCGCCACGTACGTGCTTGCCAAACCTACTCGTCTCACTCCGTAGGGCACTCTGCAACATTGCTGCTGCTTTATTTCCTATTTCCTTTTCGTCATTCATCGTTACTTACATCCTACTGGTACTGTCCAATCCTCTTGTTTAACAATAAGTGGCGTAGGGTTCTTAAAGTGTACTTCTACATCTACACCAAAGAAGTGCGCTTGAGGGTCCTCCACAGGGTAAATTTTCGTCAAATCTTTTTCAAAAGAATTATATAGAAAATGCCCCTTCTTGTGGTTATCCCAACGTATGCGAGAAAGGAATTGCAAGGCAATTGCTTCAGCCTTGCTGATAAGCTCTTGCTGCGCCTCGAAATCGTCGTGAGGCGCATTCGCATAGATAATCGAAAACGTAAGTTTACGCCTACCCATAGTATTCAATTCGCCTCCGTCCAAGCCCAATTCATAGTCATAAATAGCCAAAAAAGGCGAGGCAATACCGTGAAAAGAGCGTTCTTTTTCGGCGATTTCGCGGGAGAAATAGCCTACTTTGTCGTTGATGTGAACGTTTTGGTCTGCTAAATCACCGAAGTATTTTTTTAACTGTAGATACATATTATTTGTTAATTGTTTTTTGCTTTCTGTTCTGCTTGCAACATTGATTCGGTAAGAACTTCAAAGAAATCATACACACGTGTGGCATTGCACTGGTGCCAATTTCCTAACGGCTGACACTGGTCCATCGCCATTACGTTAATAATTTTTGAAAATGGCGTATAAGCAGCTTCTTTTCTAAAAACAGGTTTCTCCCCTTTTTTGGAGGGGTTGGGAGAGGAAAACACCTTGTGAAACTTACTGATGATATACTCCCTACAACAGGTATAAGCAAAGGCTACCTCGTAGGCAGTTTTAATCTCTACCTTATCGGTATGCTCAGCTACTTGAGGAAGCTCCAATATATCAAAGTTCTTGTTTTTAAAACAATAGAGGGAGGCAGTAAGTTGGCGCAAAAGAGTTTCGTCTTTGAATTGTGACAAGCGCAGGCGATAATAGATGCTATCAGCTACAGAAAACTGCTTGATAGTAATATTAGCCAAACGAGGTGCAGGAGCAACCATTTTCGTAATGTCAGGAAAATGATATAGTTTCTCAGTAGAGAGAAATGGTTCTGCATATTGCCAAAGTGTAGAGAAAGGAACTTCTCGCAGTACCCTATGCTGAGTACGCTTTGGCAAGTGCGAAAGTAGGAGCTCTATAATGTAAAAAGGAATATCCGAATTTAATGAATTTTCTTCATTAATTGAAGTTAAAAGGATATAACATAGCTCCTTACACTGTTCTTCAGTTAAATCACTATATGTTTGAGGAATCTGTATATTCATTATCTTCTATTTTTTTCTCTGATATTCTCGTATTCTTTAATAGCGCGTTGCATTTCTCTACCATTCTTAGCATCAGCAATCACGTAAGCATCTATTCCATTCTTTTCAATGCGATCAAGAGTTGTATTCAGCTGGGAGAGGGTACTTCGGAGCTCTCTGTCGGACTGATAGAATGAATTGGATTTGTCGGACTTATCGGACTGCTCTACTTGTTCTGATGAGTGGGCTACTTCTCCGCCAGTAGCATAGGTGTTTTGCGCCTTTCCTGTGCGTTTGGCCTCTATCCACTCGGTAACACGAGCAACTTGAGGGTCCGCTAATAACCACTCAGGAGTTACATATTCCTTGCCGTGTACTACGCCTGCTACTTCGTAGCCTGTTTCATCAGTAAAACCTAAGCCCTTGGTATAACCGCCCCTTGCATAGCTTGGTGGCTGTTGTGCTGCTACAATTCCCAATTGTACTGCACCTATTGCGCCTACAATAGCGGCAAGTGCTGTACCTGCAAAGGGTCCTGCATCCGAATAGGCACGCATTACTGCCATAGCTGTATTCGCAATAATATTAAGCATATTGGCAGCTTTTTGTGCTTTGAACTGCTTGATAGCAAGTTCTTTCTTTTTAGCTTCAGCTTCCTCATCGAGGCGTTGTACTTCTTTTTGGTATTGCGCCTGTGAAATATAGCCTTGGTTGAGTTGGTCGAGCAAGACTTGTTTTTTCTTCTGCTGGTTGGCGGTGTACTTGGATAACTCGCGAGCATTTAGATTTTCCTGCAATTGAGAAAACATACTAAAAGCGTTATTCATTGCTCCTATACCCATTTCGACGGCTCGAAAGCGTGCGTGAACGTTATCGAGGTTGGTAAAAACATTTTCCCAATCGTTTGCACTATAGCCCAGTACATCTACCCTTTCGAGTTCCGAGCCTGCTTGTGGATCTTCTGCTGTAGGATTTTTTAAACCATCGATTTGCTCTTTTACTTTGGTCATCTGTTCTTCCACCTTCTGAATATCTTCTATGAGCTTGTCTTTGGCTTCACCTGTAACGGTTTGGAGGTAATCCATCAGAAGTTTTTTCTGAGCTTCGAAGCTGGCAAGACTTTCTTTTAGAATTTCTTCATCGGATTTACGACGGAGGGCTTTTTTAGCCTCCTCTAAGGTTTGGATACGCGAAAGTTCTTTATCAGAAATCTGTCCGCGTAGGGCTTCTTTGGCGGTGTCCAAATCCTGAATAAGCAGAAGTTCTTCCGCTTTTTCGCGCTTTTTGACGGCGAGGCAGTCGTTCATCTCTTTGAGAGTCCGTTCTACCTCTTTTGCACTGTACTTTTCGCGTACTTGGGCGAGCTCAGCTTGTTCTTGCTTGGTGTACTCAACGGCTATTTGTTTGTTGAGTTCTTGCAGTTTACGTTTTTCCTGAATAGTCTTCAGCAAATTCGGGTCATTATTTCCTTTTGCTTCAGTTTTTAGCTTCTGAATATCCTGTTCTAAGTCCGCATTTTCTTGCTGTAGTTTGAAACGCTTATCATTGTACTTTTGCTCGGTAATAGCAAGCTGTTTATCAAGGCTTTCCTCCAAGCCTTGTGTGATTTCTTTTTGCAATTCCTGCTCGGCAGCAAGGCGCGCCTTATTAGCATTGTGGTAGTCATCGGCGTAGTCTTTATCTTTTGTTTTTGAGTTTGTGATATCAGTAGGAGTAATAGGAGTTACATTGTCATCGCTTACCACTACACCTTTTTTAGCGTTTTCTTCCTGTTGTTTTATGAGCAAATCGGTAGCTGTTTTTAGCTCTTCGCCTGCTTTCTTAACATTTTTAATTTTATTCTTATTGGCAGTTGCCAAATCATCAGCCATTGAGCCTATAGGATTGCCTATGTTTTTAACAGCATTCCAAGTGCGTTCATACCAGGCTATATTTTCCTCTAAAGAGGAATACTCCGCTTTTGCAAGTGCCTCTGCTTTTTGGTCTACGAGTGCTTTGAGATATTTTTCACGAGCAGCCGCTTTGATACTCTCAATATATCTATCAAGAGCTTGTTTGGCTTTGTCAGTATTAGCAGTTTCAACGGTGAGTTGTTTGTTATACTCAGGAACGAGGCGATTAAGCTCATCTACAGCCTTTTTTCTTTCGGTATAACTCTTGTTGGTATCGTTAGCCGTTTTGAGCAACTGGCGCAAATGGTGTTCTTGAGCGGCGGTTTGCACATTGGCTTCTTTGATAGCGTCATTCTGTATTTTGAGCTGTAGGTTTACTTCCTTCTGCTTGTTGGAGAAGAGTACAAGAGCTGTTACCACTGCTGTGATAGCTCCCAATAGTAACCCCCAAGGGTTCATCTTAGTGACAAGGTTGAAAGTACGCATTGCAGCTGTAGCCCTAATTGTGTTGCCTGTAAGGGTCGCCTTAGCAGCTGAAAGCAATAATATAGTACCTTTCCATAATGCGGTAGTAGCATTAGCTACTTTCATAGCTGCATTATACAATATTGTCTGTTGCCAAGCGGCTTTGGTAGCAATAGAAGAAAGGTATACAGCGGCACGATAACTAACAAAAGCCGTAGTACATACCACTATGGCTTTCATCAAGAAAGCAATGCGTTCACGAAACACCTTCACACCGTCACCTGCTTGAGAGGTTACGCCTGTAAACCAACCGAGCAACTTGATAAAACCGCCAAACCATTGGCTCATAGTGTCAGAAGTAAAAGTTTCGGCAAATACTTTTTTGATTTTGTCCCAAATAGCTGCTGTATTTTCGTTTACTTTGTTGAACTCGTTCTGTATAGAAGTACTCTCTTGCATAGCTGTACCCGATAGGTTCATCAGCTGACGAAAGCGGTCAGCATTATTTCCTGCTGTACCTAATGTTTTCTGTATTTCTTGAGTGTTGAGTTTGAGGCTCTTCAACACTCCTGCAGTTTGCTCAGCATTGAGTCCTTTTATACTTTCAGAAAAGCGAAGGAAGAACTCTTCAGGACGAGTGTTGAAGAGTTCGGATGCTTCTTTCTTGGTAAGTTTCATCTGACGTGCAAAGGCATCAAGATTGTTCCCCGCTACGCTCATAAATCGGGAATACCCACTTGCACCAATCTCTGCATCAATACCGCTTTCTTCAAAAGCAGCACCAAGTCCTAAGGTTTTATCAATAGTGGGCTTAAGTGTGGCGGGTAGTGCTCCTATGCGAGTGGCAAATTCAGCGATGTTTTGTTCACTACTGGTACCATTGGCACCCAACTCGTTGAGGGCAGAGCCTATGGCGTTGAGTGCCTCACCATAGTTTTGGTTACGAGTTTCTTCAAAGAGATTTTTGAGCTTACCTACCTTGGTAGTCACCTCTTCTAACCCCCCTTGAAAGGAGTCACCTAAGGCAACATATATTTTATCAATTTCGGTAGTAAACTCACGTAGCTGGTCTTTATCAGTAATGCCAAGTCGTCCGCCTATTTGGGCAATGTTCAGCAATTCCTGCTTGGAAGTTCGGGTATTGAGATTGTCGAACTCATTCCACAGCTCACGCACCTGCTCAGAGGCGAGTCCTGAAGTTTTCTCTACGCCCGTCATCAGGTCGGATATCTTAATGAGCTCATCAGTAGCATTGCGAGCTTTACCGATAAAACCCTCGAAAAGAGAGGTGGCAATATTAGCTTTGAAAACGCCTTGGAAAATACTACCTAAAGAAGTTGTTTTCTTGTGTATTTCATCCATTTTTTCAGGCACTTTTCCAATACTTTCCTGCAATTCTTGAACAGGTTCGAGGCTTTGTTCTATAGACTTCTTTACATTGTCTACTTCGCTTTTTATCTCATTGAAACGCCGTTGTGCGTTGCGTAGTTCCTCTACTTTCTTTTGAAATTCTTCAGTACCAGGAGTAAGGTTACTGAGTTCTCTTGAAAGTTTCCCTACCTCTTTTTTGAGTCCTGAAAAAGTATCTTCTATTTGTTTTCCATTGATGACAATAGTAAGGGAAGCAGTTGCATTTTTAGCCATATCACTTTATTTTGAATATATATATGGCAAAGGTAATGAGATGCAAGTAAAAAGAAAAGGACAGTTTTAAGGGTACAAAATCATTGCCAACCCCCAAATAAGGGTAAGCAAAATAAACCAAATAAGGCAACCTGAAAACAAACTACCTATAGCTTTCAATGCTTGTATAAAAAGATTATTATTCATAATATTTATTAAGTAAATAAACATAAGTC